CATCCCGATGATTTTGCGGGGCGTTTGATGCAGCGCATGTTGGCTGATCCGCTGGCTGATCAATGGGAGATTATCAACCTGCCTGCGCTGGCTTTGGATAGTTACCCGTTGGATGTGGAAGAGCAACAAAAGAAAATGCGCGATGGCGTATTTCTTCCGCTGCGTGATCCGCTGGGACGCAAGCCTGGGCAGGCGCTTTGGTCTGTCGCTTACAGCGAGGATTGGCTGCTCGGGACAAAAGCAGAATTGGGCGTGTATGACTTCGAGGCACTTTATCAACAGAGTCCATTCCCGAAGAGCGGTCAGAAATATAAACGCGAATGGTTCAAGGCAATCCCAAAAATGCCCGATGATGTGGCGATCAAGCACGCGGTGCGGCTGTGGGATAAGGCGAATTCAACCAAGGGCGATTACACCGTGGGCGCGTTGATGGCTTATGGCTCGGATGGATTTTTCTACATTTTGGATGTGGCACGCGGGCAGTGGAGTTCATTCGACCGCGATCAAAAGATGAAAGCCGTAACTGAAAAAGACCGCGAGATCTATGGCAAGGTCTACACCTGGCATCAACAGGATCCTGGATCAGCGGGAAAGGATTCAGCTGAGGCAACAAACCGTTTACTGATGGGATTCCCTGTGAAGTTCGAGACGGTGACAGGCGACAAGGCAACACGCTCAGAACCGATGGAAAGCGCGTTCCAGGGCGGGATGATCTTCCTGCTTAAGGGTGCGTGGAATGAGGCTTTTGTTGATGAGTGTGTGGCATTCGACCGCGGCAAACATGACGACCAGGTGGATGCGGCAAGCGGCGCATATAACAAACTTTTGGAAATGATCGGGTCGCACAGGAAGAGCAAAATACTATGAACTTTTTCCAAAGATTATTCAGCAAGGCGGCTTCAAGCGTTTCAAAGATGTTGACCTTTGTGCCTACCTGGGCGCGTTATGCTTTTTCAAAGGTGTCGTTCTCGCAGTTGGTGCGTGAGGGCTACAAGCAAAATTCAGCGGTGAGTGCGTGCGCCACCACTTTACAGCTCACCTTCCCAGAGCCGCCTTTGCTGGCTGGCTTGGAAGTGGATGGCAGGTTCGTTCCTGATTACGGACATCCTGTGATGAGCCTGTTACAAAACCCGAACCCTGATATGGGTCAGAGCGAATTCATGCAATTCGCAATTGCTTATTGCTCGATCGGCGGGAATGTTTATATCTGGAAACAACGTGCGAAAAATGGAAAGGTAATCGCGTTGTGGCCGTTCAGCGATGCGCAGATCCAGCCAGTGGCGGGAGTGGATACGAGTGAAGGATTTGTTGCCTATTATGAATTTATGGCGAACGGATTTTCTAATTATTCGGGAGGACAGGGCGCTGGAATTCCCATCCCGAAAGATGACATCATCCATTGGAAGTGGATGATCGATCCGCAATTCCCGTGGAAAGGAATCGGCGCGATCGAGTTGGCAGCGCGTGAGGTGGATAAGGATAACGAAGCCACATCCTATATTTTTGCATTGCTGAAAAATAACGCGGTCCCGCCTGTAGTGATCACGCTTGAGGAAGGCGATGATTCAAGCCAGGAAGAAATTGATGCGATGGGCTTGAAGTGGATCCAGAAACATGGCAAGGGACAGCCCGCTTTTATCTCCAATGGAATGAAAGTAGATCAGATGGGCTTTGACCTCGACAAACTTTCGGCGGATACGCTTTCGGATATTCCAGAGAGCCGCATCGCCGCAAATTTCCATGTGCCTCCGAGCGTGGCGGGTTTGAATGTGGGCATCAAGCGCAGTGATTACGGTGACAGCGCAGCTCGCAAGGCATTCACAGAACAAACCTTGATGTCTTTGTGGAGATTGTTCGCATCGGAAATGCGGAATGGTTTGAGCGCTGAATACAATGCGCCAGGTAATTTTATTTTGCAGTTTGATCTGCGGCGGGTGGGGGCGTTGCAGGAAGAGTTAAGCAAGCGCTGGGAGCGTGTGACATTGGCTTTCAACCGTTCGCTGTTGACACGGGCGCAGGCAAAGCAGGAGTTGGGCATGGTGCCTGAAGCTGGTGATGATGTTTATTTCGTGAGCTTAGCAAGTGAGTTTGTCCCAGCGGGTCAGGCAGTGGTGAGGAATAGTGCAGCAGTTAACGGTAAGCGGTTAGCTATTGGCGAACGAAAGGCAAGCGCGATTTCATCTGTGCTTTTACGGATTCGGAATGATGTTGCGAAGCGCATGACAACCACTGTGGATGTGTATTTCAGTCAGCTGGCTGATCGGGTGGTGGAGCGAGTAAAGAAAGATGCTTCGACTGCGCTCAGCACGAAGGCTGATCTGCCTTCGATCGGAGATCTCTTTACGCCTGAAGATGGCAAGCAATTAGAAACGTTGATCAAGCGTTTTTATGTGGAGGTGATCCAACTCTCGTGGAATTCGTGGAATGTGGCGCTGGGTGTTGATATTGCTTTCGATCTGACCGATCCCTCAGTGACTCGCGCTTTACGAATGGCAGGCGCGCACGTGAAAGAAATCGAAGGGACCGTGAAGGATGCCATGAAAGAAGCCTTGACCTATGGCAATGAGAACGGCTGGAGCATTGATCAGCTGGTGCGCGGTGATGCAACTCAACGCGGCCTGCGAGACATTATTGATGAAACCTATAAGAACCAGTCAAGAGCCATTGCGCGATCGGAGTTGGGACAGGCTCAGAATGCAGCCACATCCGAAAGATACAAAGATGCTGGCGTTCAAAAGGTTGAAATTCTGGATGGCGGTGCGGATGATAGCGCGCCAGCCTGTGACCTGGCGAATGGTCAGATCTGGACTGTGGAGTTGTTTGAACAGAATTCATTGCAGCACCCGAATTGCTCCCGGGCAGCAGCTCCCTATTTTGGTGATGCGGAAGCTGAAACAAGCTGGCCGTATTCATTTGGAGATAGAGGATGAACCAACAATTTATCAAATCATTACCGCATGTATCCGTTGAACCTGTAAGCGTGGTGCGGGAGCATCCTGACAGGCTAGTGATCAACGGCGTGCGATATGACGGTGATTATTTTCGGACGTTTGCGCATCCTGCAACAGATGTTCTTTATGCGGTGCGGATGGATGAAGATGGATGCGTGTGTTTGACGGTGATCGATTGCCTGGAGAAGGCAGTTGAATTTTTCAAGGAAATCGGGCAGGGAGACCCTGCCCCTACGGAGGAAGAAAATGCTTTATAAAACTTTGCCTTACTTTTTGAAGGAATTGGACCAGAAGACCCGCATGGTAACTGGAATTTTCGCTGTGCATGGAAATGTGGACAGCGGCGGGGATATGTCGGTCAATGGGTCGTTTGCGAAGCGGCTGAGTGATGGGCGTTCGCGGGTGCGTTTTTTGTGGAATCACAATTCGATGAACCCACCCATTGCTTCAGTGAAAAGTGTGCGTGAGGTTGTGCGTGAGGATCTGCCAGCGAAGGTCCTTGATTGGGCGCCTGATGCAACTGGCGGCGTGGAAGTGACGCGCAAGTATTACGAAGATATTCCGCTTTCTGATTGGGTATTCAAGGGCATCCAGGAAGGCGATATTACCGAGATGTCTTATGCATACGATGTGCATGAGTACACGATCAAAGAGCGGGATAACGGTCAAGACCCGATCCGCATTTTGAATGAGGTGGAGCTGTATGACATCTCGGATGTGAACTGGGGCATGAACCCCGCAACGGCTGGAGTAAAGGGTTTGCCTGTGACAGGCACGACCTTTGTACAACACTCTGCTTTGGTGGAGAGCACCATCGAAGAGTATTTGGAACGCGTGAAGGATAGAAAATCATTCCGCGAAAATGAAGGGCGCACATTATCTGATCTGACTCGGGGACGTTTGGCAAAGATGGTTGAGGAGATCTCATCCATATTGCGCGAGACACAACCGCTAGCTGATGTGAACGATGTGCTGAATGAAATCGCAAAATTTGAAAAATCAAAATTATCTCAAGGAGCAATCTAATGGAATGGAAAGAACTGCAAGGAAAACTTGATGCGAAGCGCGCTGAATTGGCTGCGATCTTCGCAAAAGCTGCAACCAAGGTTGATGGTCAGGACCGCTATAACCTGACATCCGAGCAGCTTGATGATGTGAAAGCCCGCAATGCCGAGATCGACGATCTTGCCAAACAAATCGAAGATGCCAAATCTCTCGATGCCATTTACCAGGCGAATGCCAAGGCGATGCGCGAAAGCAATCGACCTGGAAGCCAATTGCCTCTGAGTGGCAAATCCGCTGATGGCGGTCGCTTGACCGATCAGCGCGAAGTCAAATCGCTGGGCAAGTTGTTCGTTGGCTCTGATGAATACAAGAACCGACGCGGGATCAAGGGGCTTGAAGTTAAGCTCAATGATTTCGATTTCCTCGAAGTGAAAACTTTGATGGAAACTGGCGCGGGCTTCGCTCCGCAGAGCGTCCGCACTGGGCGCGTGGTTGATTATGCCCATCGCCGTCCTGTTGTTGCGGACCTGATCCCACAGACCCCGACCGATCAGGCTGCGGTGGTTTACATGGAAGAAACCACATTCACCAACAACGCCGCGACACGCTCTGAAGGCGGTCAGGCGGGTGAAAGCGCTTTGGCTTATACCGAGCGATCCGTGGCAGTGCGCGAAATTGCAAACTTCCTGCCTGTGACCGAGATCCAGCTTGAGGATGTGAGCCAGGCTCAGTCATTGATCGATAACCGCTTGATGACCATGCTTGATCTCACCGAAGAGACCCAGCTCCTGACGGGCGATAACAACGCTCCGAATTTGAACGGCTTCTTAACTGCGGTGAGCCAGGCACAGGCAAAGGGCAGTGACCCAACACCTGATGCGATCTATAAAGCGATGACCAAAGTCCGCGCCACAGGGTTCGCTGAACCGTCCGCGATCATTGTGCATCCGAACGATTGGCAGGACATCCGCCTACTGCGCACTACTGACGGCATTTACATCTGGGGCAATCCCTCGGAAGCTGGTCCTGAGCGCATTTGGGGTCTGCCCGCAGTGATCACCACAGCAGAGACCGAGAACACCGCGTTCCTAGGTGATTTCCAGTTGTATTCGGAAATCTTCCGACGCCGCGGCGCGAATATCAAAGTCAGTGACAGCCACAGTGATTATTTCATCAAGGGCAAACTGGCGATCCGCGCTGATAAGAGACTCGCGTTGGCGATCTATCGCGCGACTGCATTCTGCAAGGTCACTGGAATTTAGTTTTACCCTCACCCCTAACCCCTCTCCCAATGGGAGAGGGGAATTACGAAGGAGAAAATACTATGCCTTACATAGAAGGCGGATTGGAATTTGTGAATGCGGGTGCGCCTGGCGCGGGAACCAGTGAAGTACAAACGTTGACGATTGGCGGGACGCCTGATGGCGGAACGTTCAAATTGGCGTTTGATGGTTACACCACTGCGGCAATTAACTGGACTGCGACCGATGCAACGCTGGTGTCAAATATCGATGCGGCGCTTGAGGCTCTGCCGAATATCGGCACGGGCGGCGTGACCACCGCGGCTGGAACCGTGACAAGCGGCATCGGCACTGTGACGATCACGTTTGCGGGCAACCTTGCGAAACTGGCAGTGCCCACGATCACTGTGGCTGATAACAGCCTGACGGGAACAACCCCAACATTGGCTGTAGCTGAAACAACGCCTGGCGTAACTGCTGATTTCCGCGGCGCAAGCAAGGGCGCTACCGTGCAAGATACAACCAACGGCATCCTGTATATCAACACGGGCACGCAGTTGGTGCCAGTTTGGACAAAGGTTGGGACGCAGACGTAGACCCTCACCCCTAACCCCTCTCCCAATGGGAGAGGGGAATCGAAGGAATAGATTATGACCAGTCTTGTTAGCCCTGCGGATGTGAAAGCGTTGATCAATACTTCGATGTCGGATGCAAATTTGCAGACGGTGATTGATCGTATCGAGGCGCAGATCACTGAGCGGATCGGGGCACCGCAAACGGATTTGATGACAACGACGCTCACGAAGACTTTTCGCGGTGAAGGTTTCTATCTTTTCATGCCCACTGAAATTTATGCAGTGGTGAGTATTTCGGAAGATGGGAACGCTTTGACCAGCGATCAATATGAAACGTGGGCGGGCGGTGTGATCGAGCGATTGCCTGACGAAAGTTATTGGGGTGACCGCATGACCGTGGTGTATAAGCCCGTTGATGATCGCTTGAAGCGTGCGCAGGTGATCATTGACCTGGTGAGACTGGTCATAGAACACACAGCATTGAAAAGCGAAAGCATCGCTGGTGAGTATTCGTACACGGCTCCAGATAATTGGGATGCTGATTTTCGCCAGGCGATGAAGCGTTTGTTATTCAAGACCATATAAGGAGATCGATATGGCAAGGACCGCAATAAATTATCAACAGATCGCGCGGACTGGGTTGGAGGCTGTTTATGAAGCCGCTAATGCAGACGGTGAGAAGTTCGCCAATGACGGGCGCATGTTCGTAGATGTGGTGAATGATTCGGCATCTTCGATCGACGTGACAGTTCAAACGCCAGGGACGGTGGATGGGTTGGCTGTGGCTGACCTGGTTGTGGCTGTGCCTGCGGGCGAGAGCCGCAAGATCGGACCGTTCGCGCCGAATATTTATAACCAGTCTGATGGGATGGTGTATTTCGATTATTCCGATGAGGCTGATGTGACCGTGGCGGTATTGAGGTTATAGCATGAGCTTTGACCAGTTTCTCAATCTCTCCTGCACGATCAACCGTCCTACCGCTGAGGTGACGAAGGACCGCTATAACCAGAACGTTTATTCTAATGTGACGGTGGGTGCGGAGGTGCGCGGGCGCTTGGTTGAGAAGACTGTGAAGCTGATGGATTCGAAGACCTCGGAGTACACGTGGGTCAAGGCGACTGTTTTGTTATTGCCCGCGGGAACCGATATACAGCCGAAAGATGAGGTGTTGATCGGGACAACCACGTGGCGGGTGATGGAGCCTTTGCACCGCTCGCGCGGCAACGTGGAGCATCATGTGTCTGTGGTGGTGGAGGCGCTCAATGTCTGATGTGAGGCTGAACTGGAAAGGCGATGAAGTACTGCGCATTGCGAAAGAAAATGGTGCAGCGATCATTTCTGAATTCGGTCTGACGGTTGAAGGCGAATCGAAGAAAGAGTTGAGACGCGGTCATGGCGTTCTATATGGGACATTGAGACGGTCCATACACGTTGTCCTGCCTGGTTATGACTGGAGTGGTGATGATGTGGAGCCTGGTCCTGGTACGCCTGAACGCGGTGGGACGGCTGCAATGCCTGAGGCTGGCAATCAGCTCACAGTGCAGGTCGGAAGCGGTCTGAACTATGCGATGCCTGTACATCAGGGACATCACAATTTCAGCGGTTACCACTATCTGACCATTGGTTTGAGCAAGGCAAAATCAAAGCTGGCTTCCATTATTGCCAGGCATAAGGTGCAGAGATGATCGATCCGTTGGAAGCCGCGATACAGTTTTTATTGAGCCGCACTGAGTTGGCTGGCTTGGAGAACCGCATTGCATCAAAGCATAAATATGGCGAAGAATGGAATTCGTCACAGGCTTCGTTGGTTGTGATATTGGACGATAGCAACCCGAATCTATATGTGCAGATGCATGAGGTGCGGCTTGAGGTTTGGTGTCTGGCCGCGACCGATGCAGCTGCAATGGAGCTGTGGCTGACCCTGACGGGACTTTCGCGCACAGTGGAACGTGTGCCAGTTGTCACCTCTCAAGGCAATGCGCTCGTATTTTCGTTCAAGCCTGAATCGGGTCCTTCGTATTTGCCTGAAAAGGAACTTGAGATGATGAAGCGCGTGTTGAGTTTCTGGCGAATTATGGTGGCTGAGGTGGCAGTTGCATAAGGATGAAGGATGAATGATGAATGATGAAAAAAGAAATAAGGCTTTGAAGCCGAAGGTAAATAAGGTCCTTGAACCAGCGGAGAACAAGAGCGATGGGGTTGTTTCTTCGGTGTGGATTCGGATCAACCATAACCGCGCGATCGCGGGGTTGGGTGTGGCTGGTGATGAGGTGCAAGTGAGCCAGCTTGTGGCAATGAATTTTGTAGCGCAGGGTTTGGCTACGATCATAGAAAAGGAGATTAACGATGGATAGTTATTCAATCTTGACTGGTATGGGACGCTTGTACATCGCTCCCGCAAATACAGCGGCTCCCGCTTTGGGAACCACGCCTTCGGGTTCGTGGCGCGATCTGGGTGACACACAGGATGGCTTGGATATGGACGCAAGCCAGAAGGTGGAACTCACCCACACTGATCAGCGCACAGGACCCGTGAAAGCCGCGCGCGCCGAAGAGTCTT